GGGCCGGACTTTACACACTTGTCTTCCGATACACTGCATGATGCGTTAGTGTCGCACCGGGCCACGAGTAAATACGAGGTCCCGGACGCATCCTCTGCAAAGCTTCGCCGTGAGGCGTCGATTCAGGAAGTCCTATTAGGGGACGAGGAAGGTTGGGTTGATTTCAACCCGTTTAGCCTTCCACGCCGCCACGCTCGTACGTTTTATCGTGCGCGCGATTGGCTAGCGGACCTGTTCCGCGATTTCAAGCCTACGTACTCTGTTCGGTTTCCAACCGGTGAGGGTCTCGTTAGTGCTTTCGGCGACGTTGATATTATCACTAAGCTCGCTGGGGAAACTCAGTGGGTCGTTTCACCTTCATTGGTGGATTATAGTGTTAATATTCTCCTGAATAACCGTGCTTTGCTTAAGGTGGTCAAAGACCGCTATCGCGAAAAGTACGGTGACGTTGGACAACAGACACTTGCGAGGTTACGCCTGAAGTGGATACAAACCACTCCAGGCGGGTCCGTGCATGGTCTAAGGTATCAGATGGTTCGCTTCATTTTCCGCGCTTGCGTGGTTCTTGAACGCACAGCACGCGTGACTACTGTTCCTAAAAACAACAGGAAAGATCGCGTGATCTCGTGCGAGGCCCTCTGGTCTATGATCTGTCAGTTGTCCTTTGCCTCTGACCTCCGTTCTACTTTGCGTCGCCGCTTGGGTATCGACCTCGATACTCTCGCTACTGTCCATCGTGCGTTAATTCGCACTGGAAAGGCGACCATCGATATGCGCCGAGCGTCCGACCGAAACTTTCACTGTGTGCTAACCCGGCTTTGGCCGAAAAAGATTAGCACTCTTCTCAGTGACGTTAGGACGGGCATCTTCGCGTTAAAAGATGGGGACGACGTAAGGTACCACCCTTTGCGCATGTTTGCGCCTATGGGCTGCGGCTGCACTTTTGAAGTGATGACAATCACCCTCCTTGCTTATACCAGAGTTTTTGACTCCGGTGCGAGCGTTTTTGGGGATGATATAATCGTGGATCAGTGTGTTGCGTCTAACGTGATCGAGTTCCTCGAGAGCGTAGGGTGGTTAATTAACAACGAGAAGTCGTTTGTAGCCGGCAACTTTCGGGAGTCTTGTGGTGCTTTCGCAGACCTCAAGGCCCAGAAACTCTTGCTATCTTATGACTTCGTGCGGCCTACTCGTTTGAGCGAGGTTTTCACGCTCACTCATAAAGTGCTGCACCTCTGTTTCGCATTGTCGAGAGACTCCGCGGTTCGAGAGATCCTAATGCGTTGTTATGTGGAGCTCCTCCTTATCCTTCCGCGAGATTCTGTGCGGGTAATGGATAAGAGGGCGTTGAACCCATATCTCGGTTTGTCAGATTCGTGTTTCTACGTTCCTGACGTTGTTTTCCGGAATATGGTAGTACAACGGTCTTCAGAAGCGGCCCGGTGCATTAGCCAATACTGGCAACGCCCGGTTTATATCTCTATGGTCCACAGCGTAAAACACCTGTCGCACGATCTTCCGATCGAGTTGACCAGTGCTCACGTCATGGCATTCCTTCGACGCGGTAAAACTTATGCGCCGTTTAACGGAAAAACCAAAAACGTGATAACGCCATGTGACATGGAGACAGGTACGGCCATACACAGCGTCGTACTCGCATCCGTCTTATAAAGACCAAGCGGTGGGGATGAGCTCCCACCTTGGACAATGTCCAAC